CCGCACCTGCACCGCAGCAGAAGCCCAAGCCCATGCTCCATTTCTCTTTTGATGCCGTTGCCGCCTACGCAGCACACCAAGGAAAGCAAAATGAAAAGCTGCCGAGCGGTGTGATGACAGACGAAGAAGTAGACAATTTGGCAGCTATCATGTAGGTTTGAGTTATCGCTCCCTCATTTCATCTGTTGAGGTGAGGGGGATAAATACGAAGGAGAAGGAATTATGAAAGAACCGTTATCGACCCTATCCGCAGCACAGAAAAGGTTTGTAAAGGCTTATGACGCTTGCGGAGGTAATGTTACAGTTGCCTGTCAAAAGGCAGATGTCAAGAGCAGGACTACCTATTATCGCTGGCTTGAAAACGCTGAGTTCAAGGAAGCGGTGGAATCGGTGAACGAGTCATTTATTGATTTGGCTGAGACGCAGTTGAGAATGGCGGTCAGCCGAGGTGACATGAACGCTGTGTTCTTTCTGCTGAAAACCAAAGGCAAGAGCCGTGGCTACGTGGAGAAGACGGAGCATGATGTCAATGTCAATCCGTTCCAAGAACTGATGCAGGAGGTGGAATGAAAGACAATGGCAAGGCACGACGCAAAATGCTTGAATGGCGGTCTGACTGGAATGTGTTTGCGAGGGAGGTTTTGAAGGCAAGGCTCGATGAAGAGCAACAGGCCATCCTCACCTCTGTACAGCACAATCCCATGACAGCGGTATCAAGTGGAACGGCACGAGGCAAGGACTTCGTGGCCGCTGTCGCTGCTTTGTGTTTCCTCTACCTGACACCAAGGTTTGCAGACGGAAAGATGGTTGCCAACACGAAGGTGGCCTTGACAGCTCCGACAGGACGGCAGATAGATGTGATTATGATACCAGAGATAAGCCGACTGTTCAGGACAGCGAAAGTGCTGCCAGGGCGGTTGCTGGCTCATGGTATCAAGACAGACTATGACGAGTGGTTTCTGACAGGATTCAAGTCTGACGAGAACAATACGGAGGCGTGGTCTGGATTCCATGCCGTGAATACTATGTTTGTGGTTACGGAGGCATCGGGGTTGTCAGAAGCCGTATTCAACGCCATTGAGGGCAATTTGCAGGGTAATTCCCGCCTGCTATTGGTATTCAACCCCAACACCACAACAGGCTATGCAGCGCGTGCAATGAAGTCGGAGAGGTTCAAATCGTTCCGTCTGAACTCTCTCCATGCTGAGAACGTCATGCAGAAGAAGAATATCATCCCCGGACAAGTCGATTACGAATGGGTAAAAGACAAAGTGGAAAACTGGACTTCCATCATCACACGGGAGGAGTTCGACGAGGGGGAAGGAGATTTTGAGTGGGAGGGCAGGCTCTATCGCCCCAATGACTTGTTTCGTGTCAAAGTGCTTGGAATGTTCCCTAAGGTAAGCCAAGACGTGCTCGTTCCCTTTGAATGGATTGAACAGGCAAACAGACGGTGGAGGGAGTACGAGTTAGAAGGATACAAGCCTAATCGGGATTGTCGGCTGGGTGTCGATGTGGCTGGCATGGGCAGGGATAGCTCTGTATTGTGTCCTCGGTATGACTTCTATGTTCCGAGGTTTGAAGTCCATCAGTCGGGAGGTCAAGCAGACCACATGCAGGTTGCTGGCATGGTTCGTGACTACTTGAATAAGAACAGACGTGCAAAGGCTTTCATTGATACCATTGGAGAGGGCGCAGGTGTCTATTCCAGACTGCTCGAATTGGGATGCAACAATGTGTTTTCCTGCAAGTTCTCAGAGGGTGCAAAGAGGCTTACAGACATTTCTGGCCAGTACACGTTTGCGAACATGAGGGCTTATCTGCATTGGTGTGTCCGTGACTGGCTGAACCCGAAGAACGGCTTTGGTGCTGCTCTCCCTCCATGTGAGCAACTGGCAGAGGAACTGACTGAGACAAGGTGGAAGTTCCACAGCAACGGATCTGTCATCATTGAACCGAAGGAGGAGATAAAGAAGCGGTTGAAGCGGTCGCCCGACTATATGGATGCACTTGCCAACACCTTCTATCCGCATGACTGGACGGGAGCCACTGATGAAGAAATACTACGAGATTTTTTATAAGTGCGAAGCCATATCGCGCTTATATTCCGTATTCATATTATCTTTGAGAAGCCATCTGTGAAGACCGCTTCTCTTTTTTGTATATGCCAAGCCGAGCATACGACCCATAAAGCGTTAAGGAGATAGAAGGAGGTGAGAGTTTAAAAACGAATAAACAGGCATCCGTGAGAAAAACTGCTTACGCAAAGATTTTACCGAATTATCGGAAGACAGTATTCGTTAATATGTACGTGAACGCTGATAGTGTAGGCTCAAAGATTGTCACTTCTGCTAATATCATTTCTTAATAAAAGTTTAACACTCCGTAACGGAGTTGTTGAAAAGTAAGCCAAAGTTAAACTTTTGCTTTCCAAGAATTTTTAAGTTTGAAAAATTTGCGCATTGATATTTATCTTCGTACGTTTGCATTGTCAAAACATCATAACAACTTAAAAGTCAAGAAGATATGAATACAAAGGAGTTATTAAAGAAGGTAATGCGTCAAGCATGGATGCTGGTCAAAACCTATGGTTTCAGCATGAGTGAGGCAATGAAGCAGAGTTGGGCTATCGCAAAGCTGCGTAAGGCAATGAGAAACGGAGTTGTCAAGTTCCTTTTCACCAAGCAGGATGGAACAGTGAGGACTGCATGGGGAACACTGAAAGAAGGTGTCATCGGAGCTGTCAAGGGTACGGGAACAACAAGCCCCACCTGCCAGACCTATTGGGACTGCGAGAAGAACGCTTACAGGTGTTTCAAGGTCGCCAACTTCATCAGAATGGCATAACCTATCGATAGAAGGGCGGTACAGATTTTCGGACGTTACATTTGAGCCATCTGCCAACCAAAATGACTGAAAGCGGAGCGCGGTAGCACACGACACGGCTGTAGGAACGGGAGGGTCAGCCCTCCCACCCTCCAAACCTGATTACTCACAAGTTAAAAAGTCAAAGATATGGAAAAGAACTTCAAGAATGCGCTGATCAGCGCGAAGGCGACAGCTGACGTGCTGGCTGCCATAGTAAATGAAATCAAGTTGGACCTTGACTACGCACAGCCTGAGAGGGTGGGCGAAATGCTTAGTAAAGCAGTAGAGATGGCTGGTTCAGCCCAGCTCCTGCTGATAGACATAAACGACATGATAAAGGCAGCGTGAACCCTTAGACGAAAGAGTATGGATAAAGCCAAGGAGCAGCCTTTTCCTACCGCTGCCTACAACAATGCCACTGGCAGTATGGAAAGGCTCTCTGAGGCTCTTAAAAGGCAAATGAGTTATGGCACAGTTCAGGTTCAACAAGGGTGACAAGGTGATGGTCACGAAGCGGAACGGCGAAGTCCAGAACGGAGTGATTCGGGATGCTGACTACAACCTCTGCACCTACAAGAATGAGTATAGCGTGGACTATGAGGAAGACGGGCGCACACTGACCATGATATGTGTTCCCGAAGAAGCAATAGAGAAGGTAACGGCAGACTAACCACCTGCCACCAAAAGACAGTGAAGATATGAATACGGCAAAAATCGGACAGAGAACAAAGTGCAAGTTCTCCATTGAGCATAACGGCATCGTGTACAACCTTGGTGTGATGATACCAGGCAGCGCGATGAAGAAGGCGCACCTGTTTGTAAGGAAGTGGGTGCTGAAGGAATGGCAGCGCACCCTGAAGAACAACGAGACTACGGCTATGGTCATGGCTGATGGTCTGGAGTACGCCAGTGTGTACGGCTACCACAAGAACCGTAGTGTTCAGTCGATAACCCTATAACGGAGGTAAGGCATGAATATCTATGACTCGACAAGTTTGTACGGCCTTGCTGTCAAGGCAGCAGACCATTATACTGATTTTTTCCGTGCGATAGCCGTAGCGATAGAGCAATGTCGGAAGAACGACAAGCCAGAACAGAAGGAGGCTTCCCTGCTGGCATTGAAGCAGTCGTGCCGTGAGTTCTCAGACACACTGCAACACACCATCTGCGTATGCGACCAGAATAGTATTAACCAAGTACAAGATTAGAGACATGAACATTAAGAAATCACTACAAAAGTTGGAGGAGTACTTCAATCTGGAGTGCAACTCACCACAAGCCATCAACGATGAAGTCAAGCGTGCCGCCTTGATTATCGCTACTACGTGTGCCCATCCTGCTGACCTGACGACAGAGGACTTGGAGAAAATCGCTCTCCCTCTTGAACGTCTTTCGGAGATAATGAACATTGTAGACTGGTATGAGGACGAATAAGGAGCGTGACCCGATGAATCCCCTGCACTGGAATAGGGAGCAGTGGAAGGATGCGGCACAAGGATTGGTGCTGATGACGGTGGCCTTCACAGAGTTCTACTTTGTCATCGTCATCTTTGGATAAGAAGGAGTATAAAGGCGGGGTTGTCGGTTGAGAGCTGTTTTGACTTCTGTGTTCTTGACTTGCTGACAACTCCGCTATTTTTGTGTTCAGTACGTCAAAGGCAGATTATTTCTGACCCATGCCTTTGCTGTTTCATAGGAAATGTGTACCTTTGCACCTGAAACGCCATAACGGTGTTTTGTATCACACAAGAGGGCTGCATCTGTCAAGCGAGACGGAGCAGCTCTTTACATACAAAAATACTTCATTTTTGGGCTATTGTGACCAAATTGTGACCAAAACAAAAATAAAAAATTGCCAAATCGCTGATAATCAACGTACTTGGCAATTTGCTTTGGGTGCCCGGACGGACTCGAACCGTCGACATTCAGAACCACAATCTGACGCTCTAACCAACTGAACTACGGGCACCATA